TATTACCTTTAGGAAAAGCATTTACAAGATAGAAATTTAATTATTAAAGCGAGGTTATTATGTTACCAAAAATTGATGTGCCAATTTATGAATTGGATTTACCATTATCTAAAAAGAAAGTTAAATTTAGACCCTTTTTAGTAAAAGAAGAAAAGATATTGATGATGGCTATGGAATCAGATACCGATGATACTACAATGTTAGCCATCAAACAAATTATTACAAATTGTTGTTTAAGTGATGATGTAGATATTGAAACTTTACCAATTACAGACCTTGAGTTTTTCTTTTTAAATTTAAGAGCAAGGTCTATTGGTGAGATTGTTGATTTACAATACAAATGTAATAATAAAGTAAAAGATGAAGAATCTGGTGAAGAAAAAGATTGTGGTAATGTCGTTAAACTTGAAGTCAATGTGTTAGATATTAAACCAGAGATTTCAGAAAAACACACTACAAAAATATCTTTAACATCGGATATGGGAATCGTAATGAAGTATCCGTCTTTTAAAATAGTTGAAAATAATATTAAAATTGAAGGCGGTGAAATTGAAAAGTTAATGAACATTCTTGCAAATTGTATTGAATCTGTTTATACTAAAGATTCTATATTTTACGCTAAAGATGTTTCAAAAGAAGAACTTTCTGAATTTGTTGAAAGTTTAACTCGTGAACAATTTGCTAAAGTCCAAGAGTTTTTTGATACTATGCCAAAAATTAAAAAAGAATTAAGTTTTACATGTAATAAATGCGGTTATCACGAAAATATTACAGTAGAAGGCCTACAAAGTTTTTTCGTATAACCTTTCGTTATGATAATCTGAAAAACTATTTTGAAACAAATTTTGCATTAATGCAACATCACAAATATAGTTTAGAAGATATTGAACATATGATGCCGTGGGAAAAAAGCGTCTATGTTAATTTATTAGTTAATTATATTCAAGAAGAAAATGAAAAGCTTCAACAACAAAAGGCAAATAAGAGATAAAAAATGGTAACGTTCACCGACATAGTTAAAGAACAACGTCAACAAGGCGCTGGTGTTTTTAGTTCATTAGGAAAAGCTGCAGGACAAAGAACATTAGAACGGATAGATCCTCGCAATTATCTGTTCAAACGAAGTGGTCTCTTAACAGCTTTATTTCCTGGTTTAAAAGGATATCAAGCAAAAGGAGGTTCGTCTGAAATGAAATCTTCTGGCGCTTCCTCATCATTGGGTCAAACAAATTTGGTGATTGACAAATTGGATGAATTAAAAGTTGCTCAGCAAGAAACTGCAAAAAATACTTTAGTTTTACCAATTATAGCTCGTGATATGAATGTGATGCGTCAAAACATACTTAAACTTGTTAAATTGTCTGGTGGTAAACCATCTAGTCGTGCAGATTCTTTTTTTATGTCAGCAAGAGATAGAGAAAGTGCTTACGAATCTAAGTTCGGTAAAAAATCTCCAACATCAGTGTCAGATAAAAAAGATGAAAAAGAAAAAAGCCGTGGACTATTAAGTTTTTTAGGTGGTACTCTATTTACTTTATTTAAAGGATTAGTTTCTGGAATATTTTCTTTGTTTGCGAGTTTAATACCTAGCATTCTTGGCTTATTTACTGGTTTAATTGGAACTATTGGAAAAATAACAGGATCAATATTAACTTCAATATTAGGACCAGCTATAAAAGTCCTTATTGGAAGTTTATCAAGTTTATTTCTTCCTTTGTTGAGAGTTCTTGGACCCATAGTTGTTGCTATTGGTGCAATGAAATTGGCTGTGGAAGCTTTAAATAAAATATTTGAGTTTTTTACAGGCAAATCATCAAAATATGCTACAGAAAAATATGATAAAAATACTCCTGAAGATATAAAAAAACTTATTGACAAAGAGTTTGAGGTTGAAAGTCAAAAGCAATATGAGATTGCTAAAAAAATAATAGAAACAGGTAAAAGACCTACTGGTGAATCAGCAAGTGCTAAAGATATTGAAACTGCTAAAAAAATTGTTGAAGATGCTGATAAATTAAGAAATTTCAAAATGTCAGATGATTATCAAAGATATAGAAGAGATGTATTAGGTAATACAGAAAAATACAGTAAAGGTGAAAAACGCCCAACATTTGAAGAATACAAAAATTCACAAAGAAGTCCTTCAAGTTTAAATTCAACATCAATTGGTGGTTCATTAGATTCTGGATCACTTGAAAAAGCTGAAGAATATTTGGGTAGAACAATGAGTGAAGATGAGAAAGATGCTTTACAACGAGCTGTATCTGCTGAATCAAGTATGAACCCAACTGAATATGCAAATGTTATGGCTGTAATTTTAAATAGAGCTCGCAAATCTGGTAAAAGCGTAATAGATGTATTGCAAGAAAAAAATCAATTTCAATCTGTGACCGGCACAGCAAATGATCCTGGCCCCAGCGAAAACTTTAAGAGAGGTCCTACTCCAGCTCAACGTGATATGATTTTAGAAAGCACAAACTCTTTATCTTCAATTTCAAAAAATTTAGACGCTTTTACTTCAGCTAATCCACAAGCATATGGGCCTGGAACTAATATTAATTATCTTGATAAATTAAGGGATTCTGGAGGAAAACAAATTGGTCAAACAGTCTTTGCTGAAAATCAATATTCTGGAGGAAGTAAATCGTCAATGACTTTAGCCTCAGCCGCCTCAGCTGTTCCATCCATAAATGATATGGGTAAATTCTTAAATCAAGGTTCAGCTGATTTTGAAGCTATGGTTCGTGATTTTCTCGCTTCATCAGGAATGGTTAATATTAATAATGATTCATCAACTAAAGTATCTACAACAAATGCAAGTCAAGATGGCCCACCAGGTAGCGCTTATGATACTGACATGTTTACTGCGTTGGTTGATAGTGCAGTAAATTATTAATAATTAATTATAAATAAAAAAATACCCCCCAAAGCGGGTATTCTCTTTTTAGATTAAATTACTCAGCTAATGATTTGAAATAATCTAAATTATCATCATCAGCTGCAATCTTAGCGTCAATTTCATTTAATGCTGAATCATTAAAGTTTTCAACGATTACATCTTCAGCTTTAGTTTTTAGTGCTACTTCACCTTCAAAACCTAAAACTTTATCTAATCTTGCTTTTAATAAAGCATATGATTTAAAATGTTTTGGATCCAAGAATTCTTTTAATGAATGTTCTTGTTTCCATAATGTTTCAAGTTTAGCATCATCACCATCAAGTAGAGCTGATTTCTCAGCAAACTCTGATTTATCATAGTTACGATAGCCTTCAACATTACGAATCTTCAATTTGAAGTTAGCGCCTTCCCACATATCAAATGGGTTAACTGGTACTTCGTCAGCAAATTCTGGATTCATAGCTTCAGTAATCTTATCAAAGATTTTCTTACCGAATTTATAAATCTTAATCTGACCTTCATTTTCAGGATTGCTTGGGTCAGAAACAACATACACATTCGCTACATAGTTTAATCTTCGTTTTTGCTTACGAGCGATTTCTTTGTTAGCTTCAATGCCAGAATTCCATAATGTAGAATTGTATTCTGAAACAGGATCTTTTTGATTAAGTGTTGTGAGAGAGTTCTCAATATACCAACCGCCTGGACCTTGGAAACCATGAGAGAAAACTCTTACCCAAGGTAATGCGTCTTCACCATCTACAGCTGGTGCCGGTAGAAAACGGATAATAGCCATGCCATTACCAGCTTTATCTACTGTGGGTTGCCATAAACGGGGGTCTTCTCGTGAACCGGATTCGGTTGTTGTTTGAGTTGTTGCTTCAATCGCTTTTGTTAATTTTTCTAAACTAGAACGATTGCGTTTGAGTGATTCAAAGTTGCTCATTGTATTGCCTTTCGTATGTAAATGTATGTTATTGTATAATTGTATTTCGTTTTATCCACAAACTACCATAATATATCTTATTTAGTATTCTGATTTAATACTTCTTTCAGAATTAACTTATATCTTACACTATCTTGAGGCATAAATGCGGTATACTTAAGCACAGTTTTACGGTATTCAGGCCATCGGATAGTATCCGATATTTTCTTTGACCACATTGGAAAGAAATTGAGTAACATATTCAAAATACACAAGGTCTCAATCTCAATTTCTTTTCGTAGTGCTTTGGTCAAAAGAATTGGGTAATCACCATCGGTAAACAATAGTAAATTAGGGTTATTCAACCCTTCAAATAATTTTTGACAATCTTCCTTAAACATGTATGATATAGCTTGATGATACTTTTTATGTTTAAGGTATCGTGCATCAGCTTCATCTTGTAGCAAAGACCCTATCCAAAGATTTTCATCTTCAACCAAATTAAATACAATGAAGTCTGTTAGTTCTTCTTTGGTATTATATTTGCGTGATAGTTTATAGAAGTGATACTTGTCTTTACGATTTTCAAATGAATTAACTGTGACCGATGTTTTACCATTATACTTGAAGAAGTCGTATGCTTCTTTGGTGAAGTGAAGCTTTAGAGCTTGAAATAATCCAAAAGTTTCATAACCAGTCATAATCATCCATAAAATAAAATGGGAGTTTTGTAGAGTTCTCCCAACTCTTTTACATTACCACCAACCGGTGACTTTGCCAACTAACTCAACTACTAATACAGCAAGAGCTACATTAGCTAATAAATTAACATCTAAAGTGACTTTAGGCATGTTATACTCCTTTAAGTTAATTTGCTATTTTTAATTGCGTATGAGATAGCAACGAAACTCATATTGGTAATCTAGCAGACTTCTCTTTAAGTAAATTGTGGTCCATAGCGTCCATTTCAATCTTTGATTTCAAATTAGCATTAATAAGAGTAGCTGCAACTTCTATTTCTAATCCTGTTTTCTTACAATGTTCTACAATTGCTTCTATGTAATTATAATCTGTATTTGCTACTAAACCATCAATAGCACGAGCGAACTTATTCATCTCATCTTTTGTTGGCATATTATTTCTTAATTGATATAGGTTGGTCAGAGGCGGATACTTTGCCTTGTTTTGAATAAGCATATGCAACACAAACGGTATCTGATTGAGAGGCATAAGAACATCTTACTGAAAGTGGGTCAATTCCTTTTTCAATTGCCTCTGATACATTCTTTGACATCAATACTCGGTCATGTCCATAATAATACGCAACACCACCAGTAATTGATAGTAATACGATTGTTAGACAAACAAAAAAGATTGCACTTACTTTAACGGCTTCTTTTACTTGTGTCATTAGTTTATTTCCTTTTTATCATAAAATTTATGTCGGCCAATTTGTGTCAGGTATGTCATATTTTTCCATTTTGGATTGACATAATCTGCATGATAAAATAAAGCACCACGGCTTGGGTCATCTATCTTATCGTGATTGGCATAAACATATACAGCTAATTCACGGACGCTATTATACAATGAATAGTTGAAGTGTGTCAAGGATTTGACATCAAATTTGCCTTCACATATCCAAGAAAATTGGCAAGTTGATTGTGTTCGTTGTTTAACTACACCACAAATGGTGTCTGGAAATATTCCGCTTTTAACACGGTTCATCGTGACCATGCCAACGGCAATTTGACCTTTTTGTGATTCGTGGGCCGATTCAAAGTAGATATTTTGTGCTAAACATTCTACTTGTTGTTTAGCTTTAGGTGATAAATCGTTATAACTAATTTTAATTGGCATTGGTTCAATCTGTGTTGCCATTACACTACTGAATCCTAAAACTATTAATACTGATATAAGTGTTGCAATAATTATTGTTGATGTGCTGAGTGTATAAGTTCTCTGCATAGTATCTCCTTTTAGTTAAGGGCTATAAAACGCCTTTGGCTATACGGTTGCGCTAGCTTTTTTCGTTGTCACAGTCGGTTTAAAATCTATATTAGAAACAAAGCCATTAAGTTCTTGTGCTTTGGTTATAATATCTTTTTCTGATGGATATGTTGGGAAACCTGGATGGTCTGGTATTGATCCGCCATTAAGCTTTGCTACTTCAACTTTGACTGACCAATCATTACTGATTTGTTCTCGCTTGCTTCGGTAATCCTCTTCAAGCATTTCTTTTGCCATTTTTAATAATTCAAGGCGAATTTCAAATGGTGTCATGTTAGACATTATTACTTCTCCTGTGTGTGTTTGTGTTAATAACCTTTGTGTGTGTTTGGTTATTAGGTTTATTTAGTATATTTTTGTCTTTGGACTTATCTTTTTTGAAAATATTATCCCAATTATTATCAAATACTTTCTGACTTATACTAAACGGCCTAGGTTTAGAACCTTTGCCACCATTTGAATGTTTAGCCATATTAGAAACACACCATGACCAAAAACACTATTGCAAAAACGATAGCTAAAACCAAACCAACATATTTAATAATCATACCAATAACTTCACCTAAAAAAAATAATATAAGTCCTAAAAACGCTAGTCCTAAAAAACCTAATTTAATTAAAGATTCCATAATATAATTCTATCAGAATTAATCAATAGTGTCAAGCATATTCTTCATTAATGCCTGACCAATAATAATCAATATATTCATTTAATGGTTTTAGGTAATTGTGTTTTTGTTTAATTACGATTTGAGAACCACCTTCAACTAAACCAAACACCAATACGATTTGGTTAATTTGTTTACCGGTTAATTCTTCAAACATTTCACAATAAGCCGTAGCTTGCATAAAATAATTGAGAATATAATCTTCTTGCTTTTCTTTTGTTGAAGTCTTAAAGTCAACCACAGATAATTCACCATTCCATTCGGCGATACAATCTGGTTTACCAGCAAGTCTTAATTTATCCGACCACATTGGTCGCTCAATCGCATAAATTGTACCAATTTCTTTATCTAAATGTGGTTTAACTTTGAGGAATAAATCTTTAGTGTCAGGCATTAAACTTTGTATTTGCATTGGTGTTAATTCATTAAGCAAATACTGTTCACATGCTAAATGTAATTTGGTACCACGACTGGCAGCTAATCTTGAAATACGGTTTGCTTCGTCTTCACCAACCCTTGAACGCCATTCCAAAATGGCATCTTTTGAATAAGGTGACAGAACCGTTGTTACGGATGGATAAACATTTCCACTCGGTGTAACATAGGTTCTACCCTTATTGGTCGTTTCTGATTTGAGCTCGGCCTGCAGCTCAGGTATCTTCACATAATTAAACATAATGTAACTTTCTAATTTAGAATTAGAACTTAATAGCGTAACCTGCTGAAAGTCCGTTGAATTCGCTATCACCAAATGAACGGTCATAACCTGCTGTAATGCTTTGTGTATCTGTTAAAGCATATTCTGCACCAATACGAGCGGTGTGTGTCGTATCATTTTTATCATTGTTAAAAGCATCACGATAACGATATCCAGTTTTAACTATTATCTTGTCAGA